TGGCCAGAAAAAAATTATGCTGCAATGGATATATTCATGTGTGGCAATTCTAAACCACAATTAACAATTCCTGTTATAAAAGCAGCATTTAAATCTTGGGATGTTAAAGTAACACAACTCTGTAGAGGAAAAATAATGATTGACAGTTGATTATTTTCGGTGTATAGTAATAACAATTACAATACTCTGAGGTAATTTATGCATTTCTATACAAACGTAACACAAAGACGAAATCGTATCCTGGTATGTGGATATGAAAATGGTAAACGATATAAAAATGAAATAAAATATAAACCATACCTTTTTGTTCCATCAAAAAATAAATCGAAATATAAAACTATCCATGGTAAACCCGTGGATAAAATCACATTCAATTCAATCAATGAAGCAAAAGAATTCTACAAAAATTATGAAGATGTAGATAATTTTGAAATCTATGGACTCAATAATTTTCCATATGTCTACATCTATGATACATTTAAAAATATTAAGTATGATACAAATCAAATTAAAACTCTTGTAATTGATATCGAAGTATCAACTGCAGATGGTTATCCTGATATAGAATCAGCTGGGTCAGAAATTACTGCAATTACTATGCTTTATGATGATATAACCTTCGTTCTCGGTTATAAGGATTTTGATACTAATGATTCGAATATCAAATATATTAAGTGTAAAGATGAAGTAGATCTATTACATAAGTTTATCAAAATTTGGTCCCATGATGTTTATCGTCCAGATGTCATTACTGGATGGAACGTGGAATTTTTTGATATCCCATATTGTGTCAATCGAATCGTAAAGATTTTAGGTGATGAATACGCAAAGAAATTATCACCTTGGGGTATTCTTGATCAAAAAACAGTTTCATTTATGGGTAGAGATAATCAATCCTTCAGTCCACTTGGTATTAGTGTATTAGATTATCTTCAATTATATAAGAAGTTTACTTATACACAACAAGAAACCTATAAACTTGATCATATTGCATTTATTGAATTGGGTGAACGTAAATTAGATTATTCTGATTATGGTTCATTGAATGCATTATATGAAAATGATCATCAAAAATTCATTGAATATAACATTCGAGATTGTGTTCTTGTAAAACGTCTTGATGATAAAATGAAACTATTGGATTTGGTTTATACAATTGCATATGATTCAGGTTGTAACTATAATGATTCATTAGCAACTGTTAAATCATGGGATGTAACTATTCACAATTATTTGATGGATCAGAATAAAGTTATTCCAAAGAAAGTTTATGAGAAAGCAAATAGAATACCAGCTGGAGGATTTGTTAAAGTTCCACAAACAGGAATGTTCGATTGGATAGTTTCCTTTGATTTAACATCACTTTATCCACATATCATCATGGGATATAATATTTCACCTGATACCTACAAATCTACAATTCAGGAAAAGTTTAATACACAACAACTATTAACAAATGGTATTGATAAGTATCATGATTATTTAGATGAAAACAATTTATCTTTTACATCTAATTCCTGTACTTATACAAAGGAATTTCAGGGTTTTTTGCCAGCATTGATGGAGGAATTCTTTTTAAAACGTAAAGAGTACAAAACTAAAATGTTGGAATTGAAAAAGACCTATGAAGTAACAAAATCTAAAAAATTAGAATATGAAATATCTAAGTATGATAATCTTCAGATGGCATTAAAAATTCGTTTGAATTCAGCTTATGGTGCACTTGCAAATGAATATTTTAGATGGTTTGATTTAAAATATGCAGAATCAATTACATTATCAGGTCAATTAACTATTCAATGGGCTGAACACAAAATGAATCAGTATATGAATAATCTATTGAAAACAGAGAATATTGATTATTGTATTGCATCTGATACTGATTCATTATACATGAACTTCAATGAAATTGTTCAAAAATCTGGTATGACAGATAAAAGTAAAATTGTGTCTCTATTGGATAAATTTTGTGAAGAAAAGGTTCAACCATACTTAGATAAAATTTTTGATGAACTTGCTGAACATATGAGAGCATATAAACAGATGATGTTTATGAAACGTGAAGGAATTTCTGATCGTGGTATATTCATTGCCAAAAAAAGATATATCTTAAATGTTCACAATAATGAAGGTGTTCAGTATGATGAACCAAAATTGAAAATGATGGGTATTGAAGCTGTTCGTTCATCAACACCATCATCATGTAGAGATTCAATTAAAAATGCATTAAAAGTGATTCTACAAGGTAATGAAGATGATGCAATTGAATACATAGAAAATTTTCGAAATAAATTTAAAACATTATCCTTTGAAGAAATTTCTTTTCCAAGAGGAGTAAATAATCTTGACAAATATAGGGATTATGGTAATATCTATAAGAAAGGTACTCCAATTCATGTTCGTGGTGCCTTATTATTTAATCATCATTTGAAAAAACATAACTTGGAAAACAAATATGAAATGATCTTTGATAAGGAAAAAATTAAATTCTGTTACTTAAAATTACCAAATCCACTTCACGAAAATGTGATATCTGTTTCAAATAAGATTCCATCTGAATTCAATCTTGAATCATATATTGATTATGATTTACAATTTGAGAAATCTTTTCTTGATCCAATTAAAACGATACTTGATAAGATTGGATGGAAAACTGAAAAAACAAATAGTCTTAATGATTTTTTTACTTAGGAGAACTAAATGAGCCTAAAAGAACGATTGATCAAAAATTCAACAGTTAAAGAAACATCTACATTATCAAATTCCAAAATATTTGGTAAAAAGGATATGATTACTACACCTGTTCCAATGATTAATGTTGCATTATCAGGAACAATTGATGGCGGGTTTACTCCAGGATTAACAATGATTTCTGGTCCATCAAAACATTTCAAAACAGGTTTTACACTACTAATGGTGAAATCTTTTTTGAATAAGTATCCTGAAGGTGTGGTTCTATTTTATGATTCTGAATTTGGTTCACCACAAGATTATTTTGGTTCTTTTGAAATCGATACTGATTCTGTTGTTCATACACCAATTACTGATGTTGAGCAATTAAAATTTGATGTTATGAAACAATTAAATGAATTGCAACGTGAAGACCAAATCATGATTGTGATTGATTCAATTGGTAATTTGGCTTCTAAAAAAGAAGTTGATGATGCATTAAATGAAAAATCAGTTGCTGATATGTCTAGAGCAAAACAACTGAAATCTCTATTCAGAATGATTACACCACATCTAAGTCTTAAAGATATTCCAATGTGTGTCATTAATCATACCTATAAAGAAATTGGTCTCTTTCCAAAGGATATTGTTTCTGGTGGAACAGGTGCATATTACGCGGCAGATACTATCTGGATTCTTGGTCGGCAACAAGATAAAGATGGTTCTGATATTAAAGGTTATCATTTTGTAATCAATGTGGAAAAATCAAGATATGTTAAAGAAAAATCTAAAGTACCAATCTCTATCAGCTGGGAAGGTGGCATCAATAGATGGTCTGGTCTCCTCGAACTTGCATTGGAACATGGTTCGGTTATTAAACCAAAACAAGGATGGTATTCAAAACCAGGAGAAGAAAAGTCATATCGAGAAAAACAAATTATCAATGATAAAGAATTTTGGATTGATATTTTCAAAAATACTGACTTCAGTGATTTCATTCAAAAGAAATATCAAATAGGTTCAACAAGTAGTATGATGGATTATGATGAGGTAGAATGATTAATGAATATTGATAACATTTTCGTGAACATCTTGGCTCATGATGAACTGAATGTTGATAATACTAATATACTTGATTTTTGTGAAAAATTGCCAAATAATGATTCTGGAAGACAGGTCTCAAATGAAGGCGGATATCAAAGTAATATTTTTGATATGTCAACAACCGAATCTTTACTCGAACTACATAAAAAAATTACAGAACAGGTAAATTGGTTACATGATTATATGGGATTTAAAACTTCACTCAAGAAAACCGTAGACCAATGTTGGGTAAATATAAATCCTCCTGGAACTCACAATTCGATGCATACTCATAGCGGAGGTGTATTTACAGGAATCTATTATGTTAAGGTTCCAGAGAACTCAGGCAATCTTCAAATGATTACACCAATTGCACCTTTTGATTTCGTGATGAAAGGCGAATACATTGATGTTCCAAACCAATTCAACAATTCTAACATCTTGGTTCAACCGAAAGAGAAACATTTATACATTTTTCCTTGTTGGATTGCCCATCAAGTTCAAACTAATCTGTCAAATGAAACAAGAATCAGTATTGCGTTCGATATTGACATTAGTTAAGAAAGGTAATACTAAATGAGCATAGAAAGAGTTATTTTTGATAACTTAATCTTTAATGAGACTTATGGAAGAAAAGTAATTCCTTTTCTCAAAGAAGAGTATTTCTCTGATAAAAATGAAAAAATTGTATTTAATCTAATTGATGACTATGTAAAAAACTATAATTCTTTTCCAACAAAAGAGGCACTATATATTGACCTTACAAATAAGGAAGGAATCAATGAAGATTCCTTTCAAACTTGTAAAGAAATAGTTGATAATATCAATAAACAATATGATACAGATTTGGACTGGTTACTTAACCAAACAGAAAAGTTTTGTCAAGAGAAGTCTGTGTATAATGCTATAATGGAGAGTATTTCTATTTTGGATGATAAAACAGGTAAGAAAACAAAAGGTGCTATTCCAGATATTTTATCAAATGCACTTGCTGTTTCATTTGATTCACATATTGGTCACGACTTTATTGAAAACTACGAGGAACGGTTTGATTTCTATCACCGTAAAGAAGTTAGGGTTGAATTTGATTTAGATTATTTTAATGAAATCACTCGTGGTGGATTACCAAGGAAAACTTTGAACATTGCTCTAGCAGGATGTGTACATCCAGACACTAAAGTTAAAATTAGGTTCAGGAAGATTTAGTTTTTCCTGTTCCTCTTTTCCATCCTTGTTTTTGGTATTTTAAAAAATCTTCTGGAAATATTCTTGTTCTTTTATTTTCTTTATGAATCCATATTTTTCCAATATGAGATTTGCCACCGAGAGATGCAGCTATTTTTTGTATATGAGGTTGATGGAACCCAAGTTTTAATTCTGCTTGTTTTTTACCTCCAACTTTACCACCTATAGATGCTCTTTTTTTGCGACCTTCTTCTGTACTCCAATAATAAAAAGTATTTTCATTACCAGAGTTTTTTTGTGATTCAAACCCTTTCATTGACCATTCTTTTCTTTGTTCAGGCGTAGCATTATGAAAACCAATTTTGTTATCTCTACACCATTCACCTGTTATTTGTCTTTGTTTTGGGGATAATTTTGCACCAAGCATTTTCATTGAACGAATATCGTTGGGATTTTTATTCATTTTCCATAAAAGAAAATGTGCTATTATGTGTTCTCTTACTGTGAGGTATGTTATGTTATTTTCTTCATATAAACCACCTTGATGTCCTGGAATTATTCTGTGTTTATGTAAACCAGATTTTGGTCTATATAAACTTTCTCTTTGACTTCCATTGTCACATAGGTTATAATAGATTTTGGAATAAATAGACATATGCTGTGTCTCCCTATAAGTTATTAGACATAGAGTCAGCAGGAATTGCAGTTCCGTGGCTGGCATTATTATTTATAAGGATATATAATGTTAAAATTGAAAAAAGATAAATTTATTAAATCTGATGAAATTAAAAAAATTATTAACTTAAATATTATTAATTCAACATCTTGGTTAGCGGGTGGTGCGTTAAGAGCTTCATATAATTCTGAAGAAATTAAAGATTATGATATGTTTTTTAAAGATGTGTTATCTTTAAATTTATCAAAAACTATATTAGAAAATAATAATTATGAAAAAATATTTGATTGTCCAGAGGGAAAATTAACTACATACAAAAAAGAAAATATCAAAATTCAATTAGTTTCTGAGAATTATTATTATAGTTGTGAAAATTTGTTAGATGAATTTGATATAACAGCCTGTAGATATGCTTTTGATGGAAAATATGTTTATTGTTATTTTTCTAGCATAAGAGATACAAAAAATAAAAAAATAGATTTTCATAAAATAACTTATCCTATGTCTTCTATGAAAAGGATAGAAAAATACATAAAAAAAGGATATACATTAAAAAACAAATCTATAGAAAAATTTATTAATAATGTAAAAGAAATGCAGAATATAAATGGGAGATTTTATATTGATTAATGGTTGGACAGAAAAAGAAGTTTCAATTTCAGAAATTCAGACTCTACTAAATGAAGGATATGAAGTTCAGGTCGATTCTCCTGATGAATGGGTTGATGTTAATTATTTTATTGATAAAGGAATGTGGCAAGAATATATCTTAGAGGTAAAAGGATTTGAGAATGTAAGATGTAATGAATCACATTTGTTTGAAACAAAAGATGGTTGGAAATCTGCTAAAGAATTATGCGATTTTGAGTTAGTTGAGGTTCTTTGTAACGATGGAAATTTTCATAGTGGTGTAGTTTATGCAACAGAAAACCAAATTCCTATTGTTGATATTAATGTAAATCACAAAAATCATCGTTATTACACAAATGGAATTTCCTCACATAACACTGGTGTTGGGAAAAGTTTGTTTATGTGTCATTGTGCTTCTGCTAATCTGACTGCAGGATTAAATGTACTTTATATTACTATGGAAATGGCAGAAGAAAAGATTGCTGAAAGAATAGATGCTAATTTACTTGATATTTCTGTTGAAGATTTATCATCACTGCCAAAAGATTCATATGATAAAAAGATGAAACGACTAAAGGAAAAAACAAAGGGTAAGTTGATTATCAAAGAATATCCAACTGCTTGTGCAGGTTCTGGTAATTTTCGCCATCTTTTGAATGAACTTAAAATTAAGAAAAGTTTTGTGCCAGATATTATCTATATTGATTATCTTAATATTTGTTTATCCACAAGGTTGAAATCTAACTCTAATGCAAATTCTTATACTTTTATTAAAGCAATTGCAGAAGAACTACGAGGTCTAGCAGTGGAATATAATGTCCCTATTGTATCTGCAACTCAAACAACTAGAAGTGGATATTCAAATTCTGATTTAGGATTAGAAGATACTTCTGAAAGTTTTGGACTTCCAGCAACTGCAGATTTTATGTTTGCACTTATCTCAACAGAAGAGTTAGAGTCACTTAATCAGATTATGGTTAAACAACTTAAAAATAGATATTCCGACCCAAGTTCTAATCGTAGATTTGTTGTTGGTGTTGATAGAGATAAAATGCGTCTCTATAATGCAGAAGATAATGCACAAGAAGATATTGTTGATGGTCCATTATCACAAAAGAACTTTGATAATAGTCGTTTGAAGGAATTATTCAGTGAAGTATAAAATTGTAAGAAGAAATCGTAAGTACTGTATTCTAGAGCTAGAAACAGATCAAATTGTATGTTGTTTTGAGGAACAAGATAGTGCTAGGAAAAGTATGAACCACTTAAACTATGGTGGTGGTTTTGATGGTTGGACTCCAGAGTTTTTAACTCTAAAAGAGTTAAAGTATAAATATACTTAAAAACAATGGAGTAATAAATGTTTTCTTTTAAAGAATATTCTCAATTAAATGAAAGTCCTGATGTTGCTGCTCATATCATTCGTCATATAGTAAATCACCCTAAATTGAAAGATCTTGCTGATAATACTAAAGTTCATGTTAGAGCGGCTA